TCTTGCGAACTTCATCTGCGTTGAACCATTTCACGGTGGGGTGATACCAAGTAGGCGCAGCTTCACAGTTGGCTAGCTTTTCCAGGGGAATATCAGTGCTGGCTTCCAAGCGTTTCTTGAGAGCTTCAGCCATGAAGGTTTTGCCTGCTCCTGGCAGACCCATAATCAGAATTTTTTTCATGCGGCTAGTTGGTCGTTGCGATCAGTTTTTCGGCCATGCTTGGGGCGTCCAAGGATGGTGGTTTCAGTTTTGTCATTCGAATCCGTAGCGTACACGCCCATTTGATGAATGGGAAACAAATCAGCACGAATGATGATGTCTAGCGGGGCGTGGATGCCCATCTTAATGACATGCGCCAGCATGTTCTTGGCTATACAAGGATCAATGGCGTAAGCGTGCGCTCGGCAAATAAAGTGATAATTTGGGCCTTCAGAGGCATGTGGTGGCGTGGGAAGCACAGCCCAGCCCTTTTCGGTTTGCTCGTGGCATCCAAGATAGCAAATTGAGTTGAATACCCCGTGCTGCTTGTACGCTTGGAGCATCACGGCATCATGCTCAAGAACTACTAATGGTTTGTCCTGCTCTACGCACTTGGCCCATAGACTGATGTGGGATAGCGCACAGGCTACTTCACCACGGGTTAAGTAATGGTCCGTCACCTTTACCAGATTCATCACTTGGCTGTGGTGGCTGGGAAGTTTGATTGAGCCTTCTAATCCGTTATAAGCATCCCAAAACGCATAAGGCATACCTACAGCATCACATGATGCAGCAGCTTGTTTGGCTTTACGCTCAGAAACTTCATGGCCTCGAATGCGTATGATGTACGCCTTGTCTACTGCCATGTCATAACTGAAAAACAAAGACTTCACAGAGCGTCTAACTCGTCGTGCGTGGTAACAGCATCAATTTGTGCAAATCGCGCTTCAAATGCCAAACGCGCTGCTTCAACAACGGCAGCATCATATTGTGTTTCTGGATACTCGTCAGTCTGTTTGCGAGTTTCTTCTTGCACAACTTTCTGAAACTCTGACTTGGCTAAGTTTTTAAGCGCATCCTTGCGGCCTTCCACAGAGATGTCTTCCACACCGTAAACAATCTCCACAGGATCTTTGCTCAAGTCAAAGGTATGGCCCGTGTAATACTGACGGTTTGGGATAATGGCTGGACGCACTTCAATAGCAGACTTCCATCCTGACTCACCTGCTGGTGGCTGCGTATCCCACACCTGTTTAACTTCGTTGTTGATAATTCTTACAAACAACATGATAGTTTCCTTTTAATTAGGATTTAATGGCTAATGAAAAGTTTGAGCTTGATATTTTAGGTAATCTTAGCCAAGTTATTAATGCGCCAACTTGTACAGGTGAAGAACGATAAACAAGATCATTAAAGCCTAACTGACCTTCAGTGTTATTGCCCCAAGACCATAATGTACCGTCAGTTTTAATCGCCAAAGAGAAGCGATTACTACCAGCTATTTGTGACCAAGTCGTTAAAGCGCCAACTTGTACGGGAGAGGAACGATTAACACGATCATTTAGACCTAATTGACCAATGTTGTTTCGGCCCCAAGACCATAAGGTTCCGTCTGTTTTAATGGCTAAAAAGTGAGTATTGGCACCACCAGATATTTGTGACCAGTTAGTTAAAGCACCAACTTGTACGGGAGATGAACGAGAAACACGATCATTTAGACCTAATTGCCCATTATCATTTTGCCCCCAAGACCATAAAGTACCATCAGTTTTAATGGCTACAGAAGCATACGACGCAGCAGCTACTTGTGACCACGCTGTTAAAGCACCAACTTGAACTGGTGAGGAACGATTAGCAATATTATTTAGGCCTAATTGGCCTTCTTGGTTTAACCCCCAAGACCATAAGGTTCCGTCTGTTTTAATGGCTAAAGAGTGATTGCTACCACTAGCTATTTTTGCCCAAGTTGTTAATGCTCCAACTTGTACTGGAGAAGAACGATAAACACGGTCATTTAAGCCCAATGTGCCTACGTTGTTATAACCCCATGACCATAAAGTTCCATCAGTTTTAATAGCTAAAGAGTTAATGATCCCAGCAGATACTTGTGACCAATTTGTTAAAGCACCAACTTGTACAGGAGAGGAACGATTAACACGATCATTTAGACCTAATTCGCCAATGTTGTTACTACCCCAAGACCATAGAGTTCCATTAGTTTTAATCGCTAAGGAGAAGCTATTACCACCAGCTATATTTGACCAAGTCGCTTCAGATCCAACTTGTACTGGGGATGAGCGGAGAACAGTATCATTTAAGCCCAGTTGACCATTGGTGTTAGTACCCCAAGACCAAAGTTGTTTGTCAATAATTGGTTTCGGCCACAACCCTTGCTTTACATAAGCCAATGCTTGATCAAGCGTCCATACTCCTGGTGCAGAGCCACCTTCAGGAGGACTTCCTGTAGGGCCAACAACCGCCGGGGGCGATTTGGTAATAAAGCCACCAGGATATTGCTGACTCATTTGACTCTCCGCAAAGCTTGCTTTTCAACAAGTCGCTCTTTGATTTTTTCAAATGGCGCAGTCCAATCACCAAAAACTTCTTGGCGCATCAGACGCATTGAATCGTAGTACGGGCAAGTATCGCCATCAAGAGCGTACAAGAAGTAAGGCATCACGGGTATGACAACCCAAGTTTCCACGCCCATAGCAGCCGATAAATGGCTGACTGACGTACAAGACGAGATCACAAGATCGCAAGATGCAACTGCTTGCTTTGTATCTTCCCAAGTATTCAAAGGCACTTCACGTACCCAAGAAGGCCGATCTTCTACGCCTTCATCGCGTTGCAGGGAAATAAACTCAGCATCTGCATCTTTGACTGCATCAAACATCAAGTGGTATGGAAACTTCTTGTGATGCTCGGCCTCAAACTTACTGTTGCCCTGCCAGCGCAAGCCAATCCTTCTGCGACCTTTTATGGCCCTAGGCTTTGGCAAATAAGGCTTGCCAGATAAGTCTTCAAACTCCAGTCCAAGTGGCACAACGGCTGACATGCCACTCACGTAAAAGTCGTGGTACACACCAAAGGCTGCTTCATGCTGAAGCACGGCACTGACACCTTCTACGCCGACAAATAGTGATGCTAGCGGACCACTGCATGACACAATAACTTTGCAGCCGCGATCAGCAATGAGCTTGGCATAACGTATCTGGTGAATCTGATCGCCTAAGCCGCCTTCAAGGTACAACATGACAATGCCCTTGGACTTGCCATCCCAAGGCTTGGTAGGCACATTGGGCTTTCTGTCGCCAAAGACACCAACAATACGGCCACGGTCCAGTAGCTGGTAGCCCTTTTGAATTTCACCCTGACGCAGCAAGTACCACCCACGATTAAACGCTGCACGATGGTTCTCAGGCTCTTCTTGCTCAAGCTTCTGACAAAGACGCCAGCCTTCAGCAAAATCACCCATTGTGGATGCTGCCAGTTGAAGATCTAGGTCATGCAAGGGTGGTGTAGTTCGCGGTCTTTCAAGCCAAAATTCAGGCTGGCAAAACTGTGGGTAGTGATGCTTCAGTACGTCTTGAGGACTTTCATTGTGCTGACGTTCAAGCACGGGTTTGATGTCATGTAGACCAGCGTAGCCGTGCAAGTTTTCATCATCTTCTTTGACGCTTGAGCCATCAATATTGCTGTAATCGTATTCAAAGTCAGGCAGGTCAAGAAACGCATGAATCCGTGATAATTGAGTTTTGGGGTCGGCTAACAGGTCTTCGTACTCAACAAACAAAAACGATTTAGGATCGTATTGAAAGCCTTGTTGCAGGGTGAGATAAGACGTTTTTAAGTGGTTAGCCAGTGAGCCATTAATGACAAAATCATCTAAGTCTTCAGGCTTTGCCACGCGAACAAACGAGGCCATGCAATCTGGGATGGAACGTACCGTGGCAATGATCTTTGGCTTATGCCCTAACACTTGAGCCATCGCGTGCATGATGACTGGGATGGGCCAATTGCGAGCCTTGTCAATAACAACAGGCTTGTCTGTAGTTTCGTAAAACGCATCAATCACACCACGCATGGTATGGGCTAGCTTTTTTCTCTCAGGATCATTGTCTACCAGCAAATTGTTCTGATGCCATGCTGTCGCCAATCCATCCAAGGCTGCACCAAGTCCAGACGTTGTAGACACATGCGTCATGGGATTTTGATTGAGTATCGCCGCCAGCACGGTTGATCCAGAACGCGGTACGCCAGCAAGAAAGTGAAGATGTTTTTTCATTAGGATTTGATGGCGAGTGAAAAGTTTGCCCCTGTCAATTTAGCCACTTTTATCCAAGTGGTTAAAGCGCCAACCTGTACGGGTGAAGATCTATAAATACCTGAATCATTTAGACCTAGTTGTCCAGCGGCGTTTTGCCCCCAAGACCATAGAGTTCCATCAGTTTTAATCGCTAAGGAAAAGTTATTACCAGCACCTATTTTCGACCATGTTGTTAACGCACCAACTTGTACAGGAGATGAACAGTCAGCAATATTATTTAGACCTAAACTTCCACCAAAGTTTCTGCCCCATGCCCATAAAGTACCATCCGTTTTGATGGCTAAAGAATTATTGCCGCCAGCAGCTATTTGAGACCAAGTCGTTAAAGCACCAACTTGTACAGGTGAGGAACGTCTAACAACATCATTTTGACCTAGTTGACCAAAGCTATTATCGCCCCAAGACCATAAAGTACCATCAGTTTTGATGGCTACAGAATGATATAAACCAGCAGAAACTTGCGTCCAAGTGGTTAATGCCCCAACCTGTACAGGAGAGGAAAAATAAGTTCTATTATTTTGACCTAATTGACCACTGGCGTTAAGTCCCCAAGACCATAAAGTACCATCAGTTTTGATGGCTACAGAATGATCTCGACCCCCGGTTATTTTTGACCAAGTTGTTAATGCTCCAATTTGAACTGGAGAAGAACGGTCAACAAGATCATTTAGACCTAGTTGGCCATAACGATTAAGTCCCCATGCCCATAAAGTACCATCCGTTTTGATGGCTAAAGAATTATCTCGACCGCCAGTTATTTGAGACCAAGTCGTTAAAGCACCAACTTGTACAGGTGAGGAACAATTAACTCTATTATTTAGGCCTAGTTGACCATTAGTGTTAGCTCCCCAAGACCATAACGTACCATCTGTCTTAATAGCTACAGAGTTGTACCTACCACCAGCTATTTGTGACCAATTAGTTAATGCGCCAACTTGAACCGGAGAAGATTTGCCGTAACCATTATTGAGGCCTAGTTGACCCGAGCCATTGCCACCCCAACTCCATAAAGCTTGTGCAACATTGCCAGCAGTAGGCCAATTGCCAGCAGCCTTAAATCTCAGTTGAGATTCAAGCGACCATACCCCTGATGCGGTACTATTCTCGTAAGGTCCACTAGGCACTGGTGCCGTGGGAATCACTCCACCTGGGTATCGCATTGCCATGAGATAACCCCTTACGAGTTGATTTCTTCCCAGCTAGCTGTAACAACAAGATCACCTGCCGTACCTGCCGTGGCACCAATCGATTGGTTTTCAAGCAGATAAAAAGACGTAGTCTTATCAGTCACAATCAGCGTAGCGTCAGCCGGAACTGAAATTGTTGATGCAATTGGGAATGCTGTACCGCCTAATGCCGCCGCGCTATAAATGTTGATCGTAATGTCAGCAGCAGTCGAACCATCCACATTGGCTACAACAATGCTGTTGATCTTGAAGACCTTGCCACTTGCAGCAGCATTATTTACCAACTGCGTTGCACTAGTAGTGGACAAAGATGTTTGGGAACTATTGCCATATATGGCAGCGACGTTAACGATATTTGGGTTTGCCACGATTGGCTCCTTACAGTCCGAAGATCAAAGCAAAAGCGATGGATTGGCCTTTAGATACACCCGAAGCTGGCGCATCTTGAAATGATAAAGTGCCAGAGCCGTTTGTTGTCAAAATTTGGCCATTAGTGCCATCTGCCGTGGGATATAGCAAGTTGGCAGGGTTGTTCATCAACTTAATGACGTTGCCCGTGGTGTTCTTGGCAAACAGAATCATCCCGCCATCGTTGTAATTGATGGCAAGTTCACCAGCATTTAAGTTACCAGCCGAAGGCGCCGTGGTGGACGCCGTGTTGGTTCTATAAAGCTGGATGGGCGTAAAGTTGGTGGCTGGCATTAGAATGTACCTCCGTCGATCACTGCCCACTCAGGGGCTGAAGCACCAGCACGAAGGACATAACCTTGAGTTCCTAGTGCTAATGTTGATGTTGTTGCACTTGCAGTTTGATAAACCAGTGAGCCTGCAGCACCACCTGCAACATTAGTGGCTGTGGTTGCTGTGGTGGCTGATGTTGCAGAAGTAGCCGTCGCAGCATTGCCACTGATGTTAATACCCCAAGTGCCTGAAGCGCCTGTGCCATCAGCCTTGGGTGCTCCCACCGAGCTATAGTCGATCGTCCTGGCAACTGAGCCATTAAACGTCGTGCCAGGTGATGCACCACCCGTGCTGTTAAACGTCACTGAGTTGGCCACCGATCCTGCTGTGGTTGCCGTGCCTACCGTGATCGTGGCAGGGTCTGTGTACTGTGGTGCTGTGCCTGAAGATGTCAGGATGTAGGTTGATGCGCCGATACCAAGCTTACTGAGCGCCGTGCCCGTGGCGTAATACAGTAGATCGCCAGCCGTGTACGTGGTGAGTCCTGTGCCACCATTAGCTGTGGTCACCGTGCCCAAACTGATGTCTGGCGTCGTACCACCTGAAGATGCTAGTGGCGCTGATGCTGTGACTGCTGTGACAGTTCCTGATGCTGCTGCAGTCCAGGTAAATGCTGAGCCATTCCATGACAAGACCGTGCTTGCAACCGTGGGTGCTGTGATAAATGTCGTGGTGCCAACATTGGACTGCACAGCAATCTGATTGGCCGTGCCGCCAGCGAGATTGGTTGCTGTGGTGGCAGAAGTTGCCGTGCCTACGGTAATAGTTGACGGGTCCGTCCACTGTGGCGCAGATCCCGATGACGTCATGATGCGTGCTGCAGCACCGATGGCTAGTTTTGAGAGTGCTGTGCCAGCAGCGTAGTAAAGCGTATCGCCTGCTGTATATGACGCAAGGCCTGTACCACCATGGCTTGAAATGAGTGTGCCATTCAGTACGATGCCACCAATTGTTGGCGATGAAGGCGTAAATCCTGTCGTGCCAGCACTGAATGACGCAACCCCTGATCCTGTCTGAATCGTGCCCCAGCCAGCGCCTGTATAGCCTTCAAAAGCGCCCGTTTGCGTGTTGTAACGGAAGGCGCCCTCAACACCAGGACTTAGACGTTCAACAGTCGTGCCCTTTGGAAAAATCATCCCACCCGTGCCTGGCAGGATCGGATCATCAGCAAGTCCAATCGTGGGATTGGCACCGTCACCTGTCCCATTGGTGACATCAATCTCACTGGCCGTACCTGTGAGCGTCACCACGCCGATGCTGCTACCACTGGTACGCGTGAGCAATCCAACGCCACTGGTCTGCGCTAAGTTCAGTACCAGGCCAGAAAGTGAGATGGTTGGATCGCCAGCAACACCATCGCCATCAGCAACGCTTAAACCTGCCGTTCCAGCCGCGATAGAACGCGCTGTGAGCGTTATTGCACTGGTCTTGACCTGAATACCTGTCCCTGCTGCTACGAGGCTTGCAGCGGCCCCAGAGAGGCTTAGAACGAGCGTTGAGCCAGCGCCATTGTCAGTCAGCGTTAAGCCATTGCCTGAAGTGCTTAATTGGCGTGATTGGCTCAGTGACCCTTCACTGGTTGCTGTGACAAAGCTGTAATTGGTAACTGGCGTTGCAGCAATGTCTGCTACCGTGGTTTTAACTGTGCCACCGCCTTGCACAATGGGCACAAGCTCCGTGCCAGTGAGTGCTTGCGCGGTAGGTAGCTGGGTGATGGTTTGATTGGCCATTATGGTGACACCGCTATTCCATCGAGATTCCCATTGTT